TGTACATCTTATCCATAAGTTCAGGAAGGAATCCTCGTACATCCTTCCTATATTGTGCTCCATTCGCACAAACTGCATAATCCCCATCAATGTCACACTCCTTGTTTAAGATCCCCTCAACGCTCGTACTGGGATGTCTAGTCTCCCTGAGGGTTTCTGGACTGATATTATATTGCATAATAAGATGAGGGTACAAGCTATTGAGATCAAAATTGACCACCCAATCATAGAATCCTGGTTTCGGTTCCTTAACATAAGCACCTGCGTATTTTGCGTCTTTGGTTGCTTCCCTCTTAGGTGGGATAGCTATGTTTCTCTTATTTAATTCACAGTAAATGTAGTTATCCCACATCCTAACCTGTGAGAATACATCCTCGTAGTTCACCTTAGCATCATATGCCATAGTGAATGCAAGGTCAATCAGTTTCATCTTATCGTCAAGTTTATCAACCAACCTAACATCATGGATATTATAATCAATAAACTTCTGCCAATCCTTTTCATAGAACTCTTTGAATGTATCAAACTCAGAGTGATCTAGTTTCTTCTCATTCAGTTCTACATTACAAATATAATCTAATCTATAACTCTCTTGGTTCTGGTACGTAAACTTTTTATATAACTCAAGATAATCTAACGTAGATATACCAAGTGTATCTACAGCAAGTTGTCTACGTCCTTTAATATAAATCTCACGTTGTGATACAAGCTTCCAAGGTGATAATAGTTTAGTAAACTTCTCACCAAGTATCCTACTAATACGATTAGCAATGTACGGCATATCAAATAACTGTACATTCCATCCTGTAACAACATCAGGATAATTAGATTGCCAAAACTCAAGGAAAGCACCTAACATACTTTCCTCTGTCCTGAAGTGCATGTAATCTACATCTTCATGAGTGTTATTAAATTCTCTAGCTCCAAAGACTGTAATCCTACCAGAGAAACTATCCTTAATAGAAATAGCAAGTATCTCCTGATCAGCAGATTCTATATCTGGGAACCCATTCTCAGCAGCAGTCTCAATGTCAATATTAAAGACACGAATCTTACTACTATCAAATTTTATAAACTCAGGATTCTTCTCAACAATATATTGATATAGAAATCTAGTATTACCATGGATTTCAAACTCAGGTACTTCCCTATATCTCTTTACAAAATCACGTGCTTCAGTAATAGAACCAAACTTATGTGGTTCTACACAATCTCCATCAAGAGTCTTCCATTCAGAATAATTCTTTGAAGGCAAAAATAGCGTGGGGTTAAAAGGAACCCTCACGCTATATCTGTTACCATTTTCATAACCACGAACTAGCAAACGATTGCCAGCTTGTTCAACATTGGTGTAGAACTTCATTCAAGTGCTTTAATATAACGGGCAAGTAATTCCTTACTCGGATCAACTATAGTAGTAATGTCAGAAGATCTTACTGCAATCTCACGATCATCAGAGAACTCTGGCCAACTGCTTAAAGTACCTTCTGAGTCTAACACAAAAGGATCATTAAGTGCACAATCTGGGTCACCTGGTAAAGTGTCCTCAGTTGGCAACTCATTCACCTGTGCTATCAGCCACTGGTTGCTCAACCTCAGTAGGTTCGCCTGTATTTCCATTTGGTCCTTCCTCCTCGTTCCAGAATATTTGGTCGTCGTTTACGTTGATTGAATTTAATCTAGCAACAAAGTTATCCAAGATATTATTGTCTGGATAAACTACACTAATTATATGTTCGCCACCTAAACGATGTTCTTCAACTGGTGAGAAAGGACACCATCTAGTGTAATTGATAGGGATAGTACCATCCTCATTAACATCACCTAGAGTAAGCTTAAATGGATACATCATACGATATCCAATTACTTTATTCTCCTCGGTTTCAGTACGAACTTCACCAAAGATACAAAGAACATTATCACCTGTACCAAGGTTTACAATACGAATATTGTGATTAGTTTTAAGTTTAATATTCTCACCGAGTCCATCACCTGCTGGTGGTACTTGATTAGGAGTTGTCGTCATTAGTTGATTCTCTTTGAATTTGTGATACTTTTTCTTTCCAGGCATTTTCCAATCCTGGTTCTGGTTTACTGATTGTCATTACCATATCATATGGGATTTTGAATTGCCAATCTGTACTATATGGATTCCACTTACTAAACCTAACTTGATATTCCATACCATGTTGTTCAGTTAAATATTGTGGCTGACCACTGTCAAGATTGAGAATATATGGATCCTCCATGAGGAGACAAATACCTTGTCTCTCATCTTCTTCAGAGTTAAAGATTTCTTTTAACTCGGTAATAACACGATCACCAGTTTTTAATGTAACTACTGATACTGCCATGTTCAATCTAAGATTACGTTTATTATAACACCAAAAAAGAAGAGAGTCAACTAGTTGGTTCTAGTTGCTCTCTTGATGTGTTTATTTAGAAGCTTCTAGTTCCTTGTTTCCTGAGAACCAAATCTTCTTCTGCTTTTCTTCTGGTATGATTTTTTGTATTGTGATAGTCAGCATACCATCTTTATAATCTACATTCTCAACTTCAGTTTCTTCACCTAACTGCCAACTCTTACTAAAGGATCTAGTAGCAATTCCTTTATGAGTATATTTTACAGGTTCTTTCTCTTTAGGATAAGATCTAATTGTTAAGATGTTTTGTTCTGTTGCAACTTCAATATCTTCTTTTGTGAATCCAGCAAGAGCAACTTCCAATATGGTTCTATTATCAGATCCACTAATGATATTATATGGTGGGTAATTTGATCCACCTGATGCGAAAGATGATAGTCTGTTGATTCTATTGATTTCATTATCAAAACCTATCATGTATGGGGCATAGGTTTCCCAGTCAAATGTGACCATTGTAGTGTCCTCCTTGAGCGACGTATGTTTATGTGACCCCTAAGGCATCACATTATTAGTTATACATCTATCTCATTAAAGAACGGTACGTGAAACCCATTTAAAAACTACGGTTTATTCTACCTCTTGTTTCTTTCTTCCAATATTATACTTGGATTCTAATGTCCAATCATTCTTTTCTTTAAATGAAAGAACTTTTATTTGATTGAGGGGAGCTAGATCAGCAATCTTTGTCTTGCTTACATCTTCAATATTTACTAATCCCCAATCAACTAATAACTGTACAATTCTATTCCTTCTTTGAATATCATTTGTTGATAAATTTGTGTTCTTACCATCAAGTGCGAAGAGTTCCTTGAAATGTACAATATAATATCTACCTTGTTTATGAAGAATATGACATGATTGATATATCTTCTTTTCCTTTCTGGATGCTACTCCAATTCTTGTGAGAGTTTCTCTGACTTTCAGAAAATCATCTGGTTCGTTAAGACTGACTTCAACCATATCGGTTTGTTTCCAGTCAAATTCAATTTCACCTGCCATTGTTACCACCTTTGCTCAATGATTTTTTAATAAAATCTAGTTGATCCTTGGTAAGAATCCTGAGAGCTTGGAGTGCTTTATCGTCATTATAACCATAATACTCTTTAACTATGTCAAGACAATCAATAGAATCTTTCCTAGTCCAAGGAGAAAATCTCTTCCTCGGTTTCACACTATTTATTAAAAAATCATATTGCATCTTCTTTGGTATGTTTGGATTCTTGTTCATTTCATTAGCGAACAAAACAGTATCCATAAAAGAAGAAAGGCATCTATTAATAACATATGCTGGATATTTTCTAGCAGCATCTAGATCATCATCCAAGATGTTCTTCTTAGATTGATTGATGCTGTATAGGTAGTCTTTCAGTTGGTACATTATTCCAATGACGGATTACTCCGCTAATAATAAAACAGTTAGTGACGAGATAAGATACGAAAATAAAAGTACGTACCAGAATAACGTAGTTGTCGTAGGGTTCAGTTTTTTCGTCAGAGAAGCTACCCAATGCATACTTCCAGATCCTCCATACTTTTTTCATGCGTCAAACAATGCATGTTTTGATGTACCAGCATTATCATTTGATATATCTCCTATTCCAGTCTCTTCTGTCTCTTCTAACTTATACTC